GTTAATATATGTGCCTCATTATACATTTTTGCTATTTGAGATATAATATTAGGAAATATGAAAGGTTTTACTTCATTGTTTTTATAAATCGCAACGACCTTAAATGGCATTTGCGTTACATCAAATACAACAAACGCTGAGTAGTCTTTATCTACACCTCTTGCAACATCAACCGTGACCACATATGTATTACCTTTTACAGGTTCCTCATACTGATCTACACTTCCTTGTGATCTAATAGGATCAAGGTAAACGGTATTTTTTATTTTCGCTGGTGATATAAGCGTGTTTACTGATCCTAAAAATTCACATTCAAACTCTTGTTGGAATTGTTCTGGTGATGTATTTCTTATAGTCATTTCTTTCCATTCTTCATCTCTACCTGGAACCTCTGACCAATGTACTTCAATAGGTACGTAATCGTTTCTTTTCTTTTCTGCGTCTACCCATAGTTTATAAAATTGATTCATACCATAAGGTGTAGATACTATAACCATTTTAGTTTTTTGTCCTGAAGATATTGTAGGATAAACGGAACTAAAAAACATTTCGGCAATGTTTGTAGGTACGAAAGCAAACTCGTCAAGGAATATTATATTATATGAACCACCCCTAATAGCACTTGATGATGTAGCAGCTGCCACAATAGTTGATTTGTTTTCTAATTCAATATTACCTTTATTCCAATTAACAACACCTTGTTGCATCCATTTAGGTAAGTTTTCATATGCAAGTTGTAATCTTCCTAATATATCTCTAGCAGTAGAAGACTTATTGGCAAGTATAGCAATGTTAGAGTTTGGATTAAACATTGCATAGTGCATTAGATAAGAAATAGTTGTAGTTGACTTACCTGATTGTCTAGGTAATTTGCAAATTGTAAATCTGTTTTCGTGTATAGTTTTAACTATCTTCTTTTGAAAATCATATAATTTAAAAGGTATAAGTCCTTCGTCTAGTGATACAATTCTCACATACGTTTCCATAAAATATAAAGGATCATTAGCACACTTTTGATATTCTAAAATTTGTTCTTTAGTAAATTCTTGTGGTGTGTTAATCTTCTTTAGATTTGGATTACCTAGATATGCGTCTGTACTCATTTAAAATTAAACCATCCTGTTATTATATATTTTTCGTGTGTTTTAGAAATCTGTCCGCTATGTGTATGTGTAAAGTCAGTTGGCCATATTATTGTTAAACCTTTTTTAGCAGGTGTTGTTATATTTTGATATTTAAAATTTGTTCCTGCATTAGGCACATCATTTAAATAAGTCATCCATACTAAACAACGATTTTCAAATTTAGATGTTCTCTCACAATGCCAAGAGTGATATCCTCCACCTGGTGGATACCATTGTATATTTGCACCTTCAGTCATACCAAAAGCATTAAAATTATCTTTTACTTCAGGATATAATTTTTCATATAGACCTACACATTTTTTTAATGAGTCTTTATATGCAACAAATCTAGGTTCATCCCAATCAGGATGTAATCCTAAATCAATAGAGTCTTTTACTTTTTTATTAACATTAAAAGGTCCACCTGATACACCTTCTTTTTGATGTTCTTTATTATCTTTAAATAATTGTATTAGATTATCACATATCTTTTCATCTATGTACCAACCTCCTATAAAACTTTCGTGTGGTGTGTCTAGTTTAATCATCATATGCCTCAGGTAATCTTTTTAAAAAATGTAATCTTTCTTCTATACTTTTATCATACTTATCCTTCATATATAAACTTCCCCAACTTTTATAACCTATTGATTCATAAAATTTCATATCAAAATGACTAAAGTTTTCTAAATTAAAAGAATAATTAACACTCCAATTTTTTGCTCTAGTCCATATGAAAAGTTTTCTACTTAACTCAGCAGCTATATCTTCACTATCAGCAATTAAAAGACCATCAAATATTTCAATAGTACTATCAATTCCCATTTGTTCGCCAGTTAAACGATTTATCTGTAAAGGTCTTTTTATTGTTGTATAAAAATTTATACCTTTTAAAACATTATTATCAAAAATGCCCATCCAATTTTTTGGTAAATCAAATCTTGCATAAAAAGTACCTCTTGCGTCTATTTCATTACCTTTTAACCAATAACTATCTAATAAAACTTCTTTATGTTTATTTAAGAAATCACCTGTTTTAACTATTCTTTTCTTTGGATCATCTGTTAATTGAAAATTATTATGTGGGTGTATATTGTAATATTGATGTTTCGCAATATAATTTACAGCATCCATAGATTTTATTCCTTTAACTAGCATATATCATCTCCTCATCAAAAGAATTAGGAAATCTTTTTAAAAAAGTTCTACGACAATTTTTTGTTGTCAATATATCTTTGTCAAACTTATTAGGGTTAGGAGCAGTTTCAGTTAAACTATCTACCTTATAATAACTATACATATCTGGTACATAACAATGTGACCATACTTTATAATTTAATTCTGTTTCAAAATCTTCAAGCGTTAATCCGTTTTCTTCTCCACTTGGAATTGTAACTTCACTATAATTAATTTTCCATTGATTTCTAGTTTTATAAAATAAATCTTTATTTATTGCAATAGCAATCTCTTTACTTTCAGCGTGTATAAATCCATCCCACATTCTTCCTATTGATGGTACTATAACATATGCTTGAGCGCCTACCATTATATCATTTTCAAAAGCTGCTAGATACTGCCACTTTTTCAAATCTACCCATTGAAAAAGATTACCTCTCATATCTTCTCCATCATTATTTTTTAAATCATAATTTTCATTACAAGTATGTAATTTATAAACATTAAGTTTATTTGAAGCAGTTGCAATAGTTTTATTACCTTGCCACTTTTTAGAAATCCATCTTAATACATCTAATCCTGATACGTTTTTAATTATCATATATCTTCACCTAGTCTTTCTAAATCAAATTCTATACCTATCAATTCATCTGGTTTACCTTTAGGATAATCAGGATAAACTTTAAATTCTTCTCCTGTTGTATCACTCTTACAACCTGCAACTAACCAGTCCCATTTAAAATCGCCATCAACTATAAACTCATTCATAACTTCATATCTTCCATCAGGTTTTTGTTTTAATAAATTCGCTTTACATTCTGACATACTTCTAAAATGACCTTCCATTTGAAAAGTTTGTTGTGTTTCAATAGGACTATGACCTATCAAATATGCTAGAATTAATATTTTATAATCCATCATTGACTAATACTCCTTCTATATGAGTATACCCTAATTCTTTAGCGGCGGCAACTCTTTGACTACCTTTTTTTACACTATATCTTTTTTCTATATATGGTATTCCCATAGACCCATATCTTAATTTTTGAGATTTTAAATGTATGATAACTTCTATTGGATCTATTAAATCTGCACCTTCAAGTATTTCTCTTAAAGGTTGACTATTATCTATTGTAGTCAGTTCAGAAATTCTAAAAATTTCTTTATCGGGGTGTGATGTCTTTGCCTTCAAAATCTTTTTCATTTTCACTTTTTCTTTCACTATTTGTTTCAATAGTTTTTTTATTTAACATCTTTTGTAGTTCAGCAGTTGATCCTACAAATAAAGCATTTTTTATATTGGCGTTAGTTTTATTAGGTACTTCTTTTAAGTCTTTTAATTTTTTCTGTAAATCTTGTAACTTGTCAACCGTTTGTCCTACTTGACCTATTAGTTGTCCTGCAACTTCATATGCTCTAGGATGCTGACCTTCTTTTGCAATATCAAGTATGCCTTGTATTGCCTCTTGTCCTTTTTCTATTAGACTATAATAACTTTCTCTACTATAATCATAATCGGTGTTAATATCTTTATCTACTGCTAATTCTAATTCACCTTGTTTTCTTTCAACAGGTGGACTAAATTCTTTTTGCGTTAGAGTAGTTTTATGATCTACACCTAAAATTTCATTTACTTTATCTTCTAATTTACTCATCTGTATCCGTCTTCGGATTATATCTCTTACTATCATCAAAAAACTTGATAGTAGTTGTAAACCCAAAATCATCATCTGCGTCAGCAGTTGTAGGGTTAGGTATTACTACAATTCTTTCTTCTCTTGTTAAAGGGCTATCTGTGCTTGTTCCTATATCTGATTGTACTTCTTTAATCACACCTTGATTATTCATAGGACCAAATAGATAAGTTTTAGCAGTAAAACTTAAAGTATATATAACTGCTCTTCTATTTGTAAAATCACCATCATAACTATCCTCATAATTAATATTACCTAAAACAATAGGTATATCTCTTTTTATATTTAGTTCAGGTACAGCATTGATAGTTACCGTGTAGTCTGGTTGAAAATAAGGTAATATCTGTTCAACTATTTGCAATCCATCTTCAGCAGTTGCTGTAAAAATATATAATTGCATACTAATGTTATAAGGAACAGGAGTGTAATTAAAATTTGTTTTCTTACCATCTTCGCCTGTTTTAACTTGTGAATATTTTTGAACACGAGTAAGTTTTCTACTAGGGTCATATGCAAGTCCTGTAATTTCAAATCCCATACGAGGTAATGATGTTGCAAATTCTCTACTATTTAAGTTTGCTTGTTGATCTAATCTTACTAAAAACTTTTCTTTTGGTGCATATGCAAGAGGCACTTTAATTCTAGCAGTTACACCACCAGTACTATTAGTTCTTTGTATGATTATATTATTAAACACTTGTCCAAATGCAATAATAAGTTTTCTAAAACTTTGATTATAAAATCTATTACCTAACATTATCTACTATCCTCATCTCCAAATGGATTTCTTTCTGTAAAGTCTAATATATCATCTAAAGCAGATGAAGTATCAAATCCTGCTTGTGCGTCTAAATCTGTATTTGACGCATATGGTGATTGTGTTTGTAAAACTGATTCTGTAAAGTCTTCGTTTATTAGGAAAGCAGGTTCGCCTGTTGCTAAATCTTGTTCTAATAATATTGATCCTTCACCATCTAATGCTGCTTGACCACTTTCTAAAGTAAATTTGTAATTTAATTGATTTAATGTGTACTTATCTTCAGCAGTATCAATAGTATCTAATCCTGTATTTAATTCTTCCGAAGA